ACTCTACCAGCACTGCCAACGGGAGTCGATTCCATCAATCTATATTTGACGGCGGCTGGCGGAGCCGTAGCGACTGCTACGCGGTACTGCACGGGTATCACCGGGACGACGGTGGATTTGATCAATGATGACTGGGAAAATACTTTGGGTGGCGATGGAAACGATGCGGTTGGCGGGTCTACAGCCCAAGCATCCGCTGCGGCACCTCCTGCGTTGCCAACTGCTGCGATCACTTTATCAACGACCAACAGCGTCCTCACGGTAGCCGATAACGTCACTCTCACAGCGAGAGGAGATATCATAAAGTCAGCTAATACAGCTAGAGTTGTGCTAGCGGCAGGTGGTCATTTGACATTTGATTCCTCGGCGTGCTCAACACCGGCTATTGGATATTACGTCCTAGCCCCAACGGCGCACAACCTGACTGGCGTGATTTTGGATGCACAAGGTACTACAAGTAAGCACTGTACAGTGTCGAGTGTGATAACTGGCAACGCAGCCCGTGGACAAATCTATTCTGGCATTCAATCATCGGGTTATCTCCAGGGAGGACAGCTCACAGCCACGTTTACGGATTTTTCTAATCTTGGGGGAGTGGATTACAATGCCTTTCACATGTATACGTCATCCTCCGGGAATACTGCAACTATGGCGGATTGCACTATCAATGGATGCGGCCAAGTACAATTTGCAGGTATCGTATCTGGAACAGTTGTTAGTCTGGAAAGAACGGTATGGAGTAATTCGTTAGCATCATTATCTTTACAGACAAGTGGTAACACAATCTCCGCAGGTACTAGGGTTATGCGTGAGTGTTCCTTCGATCAGACGGTAGCGTTCTATTCCGGCACAGGATGGACGATAGAGGATAACTATTTTGGCGATGGGATTAGTACAACTGCCTCTGTGTATGGTGTACCATTCAAAAATAATCTCGTTCGATGCGATACGACATCATCCACATCCACATATGCAGCTTGGGATAATTGCTACCTCGTTAACCAATCTTCCGATAATCCACACGTACTGTCACCTGACACAGATCTTGCAGCATTTACCATATCAAACATTATAATTGAATGCCCTGAATCGGACGGCAAGGGTGATATGATTATGCACTCCAGTGATAGTGCTGCAAATCCGCTTACCGTCCAAAATAGCATACTCTTGCCTACATTGGCAGGAAGAGCCCCAGGTGGGTTTGTTTCGTATCTAGGAAGTGCTACTTGCCGAATCAAAGTCAATCACAACACCATCGTCACAACCGGGACGGGTGAGACTGGTGTAAATTTCGGAGAGACATACGCCGGAACGGCTGGTATGATAGCCGAGTTGCAGAGCAATATATTTTGGACACCAGTAGGCCAAACTGCTGGCGTAAAAGTAGCCAGGAAGAATGCCGGATTGGCAGTTCAAGACATAGCAGATCCAGATTACTTCGATTACAACTGGGGTTGGAATTTAGCTACTGGGAATCATGGGCGAGGATGTCATTCATGGAGTTTTGTCAACGATATGTGGAATGTTGGTGCTCCGTCTGACCCTGCGACAAATAACGCTGCCGATGCTGGTGTAGATGATAACGGAGGAAATGGAAATCCAGGATTTGTCGATTCTACACGCAATATCGCAACCTGGGCACAAACGTTTCACGCGACAGACGGGACCGTTGACGCAGCACTTGCGATCATTGCAGCACACCCAACGGAGATTGCGAAGGAATCTACGGGACTGATAGAATGGGTGCGTGCTGGATTCGCCCCAACTAATATTGCATTTAAAGATGCTGGACATGATGGAGTTACTATTGGTGCTATAGAAGGTATTTTTGGAACTACATTAACATATACCCAAACAAATACTATTACATCAATAGACAATACAAAATTATTAAATCGTAATTCTTACATATTTGGAAATGGTGGTGGATTTTTCCCAGAATATGGAAATTATGCCATTGGTATTGGATCAGGATCTATAATGGATTTATATTCTAATAGATTATTTGGTCGTGGATATTATAATAGAGATAGAACAAGTAAGAAAGATCCATAAATGACATTTTCATTAGATTCTGGATTAATAGATGCTCATGAGGATATGTGTAATTTCCTCATTGATGGATTTCCTGGGAAAACTTGTCGTCTTATTTATGAACCTAAAGATTTGGAATGCCCAAATTGTTTTTTGGACAATGACACTGGATATAGTACTAGTATATATAAAACTGGTGGACCCGTTCCATTTACTAATTATACCATGTGTCCATACTGCAATGGGGTTGGTAGATTACGAGTAGAAGAAACTGGTGATATACGATTAAGAGTATATTTTGATCATAGACAATTTGTAAAAATACAAGAAGCAAAAAATATTGTATTAGATGGAGATATTATTCAGGTAATAGGATATATGACTGATTTGCCTAAGATGCAAAGAGCAAAAGAAATGATTATTGATACACAAGTTGAAAGTTATAAGACATATAGATTTCAACCACATTCAGCTCCTTGTCCATGGGGTTTTATGCATGATAGATATTTCTTTCAATTTTGGATTAGGAGCATCTAATGTCAATTGCTGTGGAATTTAAATTAGTTACTACATATGAAAGTATGTTAAAAAGAGGACTTGATGTTGCTGAAAAGCGAATGAATACTAAATTGAAGAGAGTGGCAAATATATTTTATACAAAGATGCCTAAATTACTAGAAGAGAATATTAAGAAATCTGCTACATATTATGCTTTACAAAAAGATATATCATATACTCCAGGAATTCCAAGTTTAAAAGGGGCTTTGGGTATTCCTGATATTTTAATGAGAATTGATACTATAATACATACATGGGCTAATAGTGGAATTGTAGACATAATACCATTTAGGACTACTGGTAATAGTATGACTGGAGGTTTAACTTATAGGGCTATTAAATCTGATTATAGTGATGTATTAAGTTTAGATGTTGCCCGGGCTTTACTTACATCATTGCAGGGAAATCAAGTTTTAATTCCGTGGTTAGAATGGTTATTATTGGGTGGATCTGGCTATATTATAAGAGACTATATTTATTATTCTGGAGAAGGAATTTCTTCATATTCAAGAACTGGTGAAGGTATTATGGAAAAACGCCCAGGACAAGGGTGGAGTATTCCAGTGGAATATATGGGTAGTCAAGAAGATAATTTTTTAACACAAATATTAGATTTTACTTTAGAAGAAGTGTCTAAAGAAATATTTAGCAGAATAGAGAAAATATAATGGCATGTGAAGACTATACTCAATTAAAGGGTGTAACTCATATAAGTAAAGAGCTAGAAAGCCAGAATATATTACATGGTACTATAGATTTCTTTAATTGGGGATTTTTAAATATTGGGGCATATCAAAATATCACAATTAATCCTATGGTATCTGGTGTATATGGTGGGCAAAAATATAGATTAAGACCAGTTAAAGATAATAGATTTAATGATGGACAAGTTTGGGAAGGGTTTAGGAGCAATTGGGTATGGGAAACTGGGGTTAGTTTTAGTCCCGCCCCAATTCGAGTATCTGGAGTTTATGTTGGTGGTAGTTTTTATAATAGTGCCGATAGTATTTATGGTCATTATGTAGATTATAAAAGGGGGAGGGTTGTATTTAGTGGTACTATTCCAACTACATCTGTGGTGACAGCAGAATTTTCTCCTCGTACTATTACATTTATGGATAGTGAATCTCCTGAAATTAAAACAATATTGTCAGAGATAGATAGAGTTGAAAAAGGTGAATATTTACATTTTGGTTCTGGTTCTTGGAATACTACATCTGATATGAGAGCAGAATTACCAGTAGTTTCTGTAAATGTAAATTATTCAAATAGTTATAGACCATATCAAATAGGTGGAGGACAGTATTGTAAGAGTGAAATTAATTTTTTTGTTGTATCTGATAATAAGTTTTATCGAGATCAAATTTGTGATACTATAGGCAGACAAAACGAAAAAGTATTCTGGCTTCCAAATCGCTCTACCATGAAGGCAGCATCAGGTTATCCGTTGGATTTAGATTACAAGGGTAGTTTAGTAAATACACCCGTAGAATATCCTAGTATTGTTGCAGAAACTGGAGTTGGAGGCTATCAATGGAGACAAATTCGTTTATACGATACCCAAAAAAGATTTATGGATCAACCAACAAGTTCACTTTTTACAGGCATTATTAAAACTCAAGGAGATATAATATTGGGAGAGATATAAAATTGTGCAATTTTTTGATAATATTTTAATATGACGTATAATAATATAGAGAAAATACAAAAAGGAGATTTAAATTATGGCTAATAGACGAGTATATTATGCTACATATAGAGTTGGTATAGCACCATTTGATACCAACTATACAAGTGTTCGTGGTTTACAGTCTGTAACCATGAATACTTCTTTTAATCTTGAACAGGCATTTGAAATTGGTCAACAGGCTATATATGAAAATATTGAAGGTATTCCAGATATAGAATGTTCTATGGAAAAACTATTAGATGGTTCATGCCCAATTTATATTTTAGCAACTTGTAGTTCTGCTACAAATGCAACATTAGCAGGAAGATCAGAGGCTCGTTGTAATGTTGGTATGCAAATTTATGGCGATGCTGTAAGTTCGGCTGGATATGGTGGTGCTGCTCCAGTTAGTTCAGTATCATTATCTGGTATGTATGTTAGTTCTGTAGCTTATGCTGTTCCTATTGATGGCAATGCTACCGAATCAGTTTCATTAGTTGGTAATAATAAAGCATGGAGAGCTGGTTCTGCTCTTACATTTCTTGATAATCCATTCTTAACTAATGTTGATGCCCCAATATCTATTACTGGATCTGGTGGTATTAATAGACGAGAAAATGTACTATTAGGAGCTACTGGCTCAGTATTTCCAGCACAAATTCCTGGTGTAGTATCTGATGCTGGAGGAAGTGGTAGAATTACATTAACAGGTGTTGATTATAGTGCTCACCTTACTAATATTTCAATTAGTACAGATTTAGGTAGAGAAGAAATGTTTGAACTTGGACGTAAGGGTCCATATTACAGATTTGTTAATTTTCCAATTGAAGTAACTACAGAAATTGGTATGATTTCAAGTTCTGGCGATATGGTTAATGCTATAGAAGATGTTACTGCTGGTAGTTGTGAAGGATCTTCAAATCTAACAGATCAAATAATTATATTAAAGATGTGTGAAGGTTTAATAGTTGATTGTGGAAGCAAAAATAAATTAGCTTCTTCTAATGTAACAGGAGGTGATGCAACTGGAGGTAACCAAGAAATTACTTATACCTATACTAATTTCAATGACTTTACAGTTTATCATCCAAAAGATCCAGATTATCCAGATGTCGGTTTCATTTATACAGGTGGTTAATATATTATAGGAGTCTGGGGCGATCTCGTTAAAAAACGCCCCATTTTTATATACCTAGGAATTATTAATAAGGAAAAAAGATGGACAATAACGAAGAAATTTATAAATTCGTTGGACAGTTAGTTCTAGACAGTCATTTTCAAGTCATTAGTTTGAATTCAACAATTAAAAAACTCTATGAAGAGAATTCTCAACTAAAAGAACAACTTAGGATTATTCAGGAATTACAAGGTAATGAACAACAATGAATATTATCTATATAAAATCATATCGGGGAAAACGCGATTAAAAATAGAAGATAAAGATATCGAAGTTTTACCTCCTTCTTTTGATGATTTATTAGAAGCCACCAATATCTATACAAAGACACGCAATCAAGCGTATTTATATGGGGCTCTATCTCATGATGAAATGATTGACTATATGATTAATCGTCAATTATGGTCTATTGAAAAAGATCTAGAATTAGAAAAATTACCAGAACAAATCAATAATGCTAAAGCAGATTTATATGACGCCTATACTAGATTTCAGCAACTAGATATTAAAAGAAAGGTAATAGATTTTCTAGAAAATAAATATGGAGAATTACTGAGAGAAAAACAAACTTTTGATAGATTTACTATTGATGGTATTGCATTTTTTCATAAACTTTCCTTTTTAATTTGTGTTGGAGCCCATATTGATTATTACAATCCTGTTATAAATCTTAACAAGTTATATTTATATTTTATGAATGAATGTATTGATGATAATTCTATAAGAAATATTGCTAAAAATTACGAATGGAAACAACATTGGAGGATGATTAAATTAGGTCATAAAATGTTTGGAGATGTATTAACTAGAGAACAACACTCTTTAATTAGTTGGTCTCAATTTTATGATAATATTGCGGAAAGTTCGGAATGTCCACCAGAAGAAGTAATAGAAGATGATGATTTATTAGATGGTTGGTGTGTTACACAAAGAAAAAAGAGGAAAGAAGAAGAAAAATCAAAATTATCAGAAAGATATGGAAATGCTGGAGAAATTTTTATTCCGGTTGCCACTCCAGAACAAGCAGTTAAAATTAACGAACTAAATACTGGGCAAGCCCATATGATTAAAAGACAGAGGGAGATGGTTATACAAAAACATGGGATTGTACAAGAACAGGATATGCCAGATTCTAAAGTATTAATTAAGCAACAGGCTATAAATGAATTTAAAAACAGAGGAAGGAAATAGGATAATGGACGTAACAAAGAAACAATTAGAAAAAATTAAAGAGGGTCGTAGGCAGAAATTTTTAGATAATTGTCGTAAAAGATTATCTAATATTGCTGAGACAAAATTAAAAACAACATTTATTGGGGCATTAGATGCTTTTGAAAAAGAGTTTGGTGATCTTTGGGGATCAGGTATAGATGAAGAAGAAAAAACACAAGAGGAACAAGAGTGGTTTGATAAATGGCAAGCTGTTAGAACTCTTATTTTAAACAATGGGAATAACCAACTTAGGGCTTTGCTAAATGAAATATCTAATCATATCGTGGAATGGAATAGATATACAACAACTTTTTATTTAAAAGATCAGGAATAATAGGAGAAGAAAATGAAAAAGACATTTAAAGTAGGCGATAAGGAATATGCAGTTTTAGAACCAAATTCAATTGTTAGAAGAGAGTCCCAGACTATTCATAGTAAGATATTTGGCAAATGTTTAAAGGATGTTGATATTTTGACAAGAGCTCAGCTTGAAGATAGTATCAAGAACAGAAATATTTGGGATAAAGAAAAAATTGAAAAGAAGGAGGCTATGGAAAAAGAGTTGTGGGCTAAGGTTAGACAACTAAATTCTGGTGGTATTAGATTATCAGAAGCTAAAAAACTTGCTCTTGATATTAGTGATTTAAGATTATCATTAAGAGAGTTAGTTATAGAATATAATCAATATGATATGTATACTGTAGAAGCCCGTGCTGATGAAGCCGCCAATGATTATTTAGTTGCTAATTGTTTAGTTGATAATGAGACTGGGGCTAAGATATATAAAGATGTTGATGATTATGTAGAAAATAAAGATGATGAAGTTGCTATTCGAGCTGCAATGAAAATGATGGAAATAGAATATGGTAGTATTGATGAGATATATGGTGCAATGCCAGAGAACGCCTTCCTCATTGAATATGGTTTTATGGATAAGCAATTAAGATTGATTAATAAAGATGGTAAATTTGTTGATAGAGATGGTCGTCTTATTAATGAAGATGGTCGTTATATTGATGGAGAAGGTAATTTTGTTGATATAGATGGTAAACCAATTGAAAATATAGAAAAGAAGCCCTTCTTAGATGATGAAGACCAGCCAATAAATAATAAAATAGAAGAAGCGGGGAATAATTAAGTTATACCCTTTCCTTTTTAATTAAAGTGAAGAACTATGGATAAATCATATCGTGTAGTATATAAATTAGAAGCCGACGATAAAGCTATGCGTCAGTCTATCAAGAGATTGAGGGCTGATATGGCTACTAACGCTCCCAAAATGAATATTACGGTTGATCCTAATACCAATCGTAATGTTGCTACCATAAATAAGGGATTAGCTCAAGTTGGTAATACCGCTAAAAAGACTGAAAAACATCTTATTAGTTTAGGTCATGCCACAGCTTTAGCAGCTACTCGTTTTGGAGCTTTTACTTTAGCTGCTACACCCATGTATTATTTAGTTAGAGCTGTTTCTATGGCTTCTAAAGAAATAGTCAATTTTGATAAACAAATGATGAGAATTGGACAAACCCTTGGAACTTCACAAAAAAATCTTACTGGTTTAAGTGATCAAATCTCTAATTTAGCTAAAAATTGGGGTGTTAGTTCATCTGCAATGGTAGATGTTGCAAGAGTTTTAGCTCAGGCTGGTTTAAGTGCCAGGGAAACTAGTGTTGCATTAGAGACTTTAGCTAAATCTTCTCTCACTCCTTCATTCAATGATATGACAAAAACTACAGAAGGTGCTATTGCTATTATGAATCAATTTGGCACTTCCGTATATGATTTGAGGGAACAATTGAGTGATATTAATACTGTAGCTAAGAAATTTCCTGTTGAAGCCGAAGATATTATTACTGCTGTTAGAAAAGCTGGTGGAGTATTTAGTACAACTGGTGGTAGTTTAGAGCAATTAATTGCTTTATTCTCTGCTGTTAGATCTACAACTAGAGAGAGTGCAGAAACTATTGGTACTGGCTTTAGAACTATTTTTGCTAGATTAGAGAGAACCAGAACTCAAAATATTTTAGCTAATTTAGGTATAGATATTAGGGATGCTAAAGACGGATATGAAGCTATTGGGAGAATTGTGCAAGGAATTGAAAGATTAAAAAAATTAGGAAAAGCTGGAGAACCAGGAATTGCAATTATTAGGGAGGAATTGGGTGGTATTAGACAGATTGCTAAAGTTATTCCATTATTAACTAAATATGGAGAAGCTCAGAAAATATATGCTAGCATTCAAGGAATTAATAATGATAGTATAAATAAGGATGCTATTCAAGCTCAAGAATCTTTAGCTATACAACTTGATAGAACAAAAGAAGCTTGGTTATCATTTACTAGAGCTATTGCTAATGATACTGGAATTAAAACACTTGTAATTTCAATGTTACAATTAGCTCAAACTACATTGAAAGTAGCGGAAACATTTAAGGGAATAGTTCCATATCTTGCTATGTTTGCAGTAATGAGAGGGGTTAAACCAGCGTTAGGATTTGCTGGAGAATTAAAAAGAGGTTTTAGTGAAAGATTTGGTAGATTACCATTAGCACAAGGGGCTAGAGTTCCTACAATATTAACACCTGGAGAAGCCGTATTTTCTCCTGAACAAACAAAATCTATTGGTGTCCATAGATTAGAGGCTTTAAATAGAGGAATTGTTCCTGGCAGTGGTAGTAGAGATAGTGTTCCTGTAGATTTGAAGCCTGGATCTTTCGTATTAAATAAGAGAGATACTAATAGAATTGGATTAGCAACGGGTGGTAGAGTTGGTATGTGGGATGGTGGCAAGACAGGAACATTTTATAGAGATAAACATTTTGAACAGCAAAAAAACCAACAGATGCAACAAATGTTTCAAGAAAGAGAAACAGAATTGCGTTTACAAAAAGAGCAAAATGATGCAATAAATAAAGCAGCAAGATCACCAGAAAGCGTATTAGGAAAATTAAGAAGTGGAGGAGTAAATTTAGCTAGAGAAGCTGGAATGTCACAGATGATGATGGAGGGACAAGCTTCTTTATCCGGTCCTAGTAGATTAGCTGTTAAAATTAAAAGAGATGAGGGTTTAGCTAGGGCTAATGCTGGTTTAGCACTTGCTCCTTATAAAACAGTATTTGATCCTACTGTTGGTGCTAAAAGGCGTGAGGAGATGGATCCATATTTTGCAAGATTTCCTCAATCAAGAAAACCACTTGGTATAAATAATGAAAGATTTTTAGGTGGTCCTTCTGGAAAATTACCATCCACTAGAGTTTTAGATCCAAAATCAGCTTTTAGAAGTGATAAACATCTATTTGATCCACCAAAACCAGGAATGCAAGTATTTCGAGCTACTACAATTGATTCAAAAGAAGGATTTGAACGAGATAAAATGATAGATGCTAAATCAGAACGGGAAGCTTTAGCTAAAATAAAATCTATGGGTCTATATACTACAGCATTAACAAATCAGACTAAAATTTTGCAAGAGGATACCCAAAAAACTTCATTATTATCTAGAGCAAAAAATAGAGTAGTAAATTTATTTTCTAAAGTCAAACCAAACATGGGGGATCCATTTTTAGGAATGGGTAGTGGTGGTGGTGGGCCACCAGTTCCTCCTGGTGGAGGAGGTGGAGGAGGTGGAGGAGGGCCAGTTCCTCCTGGTAAAAAACCAACATTTGGAGAAAGGGTGGGAGGTGTAGCTAGAAATCCTATGACTTGGTTGGCAATGGGTAGTCTTGCTCCACAAGCTATTGAAGGTATGATGTCAGATAAGTATAAAAAAACCCCAACTGGACAAGGTATTTTGGCTGGAACTGGAGCTGGTATTACTATGGCGGCTACTGTAGCCATGATAAATCCAGTAGCTGGAGCTATTGTTGGGTTGGGGGTTGGTATTAAAACATTTGTTGATACAGTTAAAGCAGAGGAAGAAAGATTACGAAAAGTAGATTATTCTAAGTCTATTGATGAGGTTAATAGTTTATTAAGAAATGAATCTAAACTTAGAAAAGTTAATAATAAAAAATATGAATCAGATTTAAAAAAAGCTCTTGGTCAACGAGAAGTCCAAGAAAATATTCAATATCAGGATATGTTTGGGGCTAGAGGACAAGATTTATCTAGAAAAGTATTTGAATATAGAGAAGCTAATCTTGAATTTGGTGCCAGAGCCCAAACCAAAGCTTATACCGGAAGAGAGATGTCTGATTCGGAGTATAGAGATCTTGCGAGATCTCAGATGTCTCCTAAACAATTAGAAAATATGTGGCTCGCTGCCACGCAACAAGCTGAGGGCGTTGGGGCAACAAGAAGGTATACACATTCATCAGCTACTGCTGCACAAGATACAACAATAAGAAATCCTGAAGCAGAAAGAAAATCAGCAATAGAATATCAACGAGCAATGTTGACTAAATTTGGTAAAGAAAAATATGCTCCAGAGATTCGTGGGGCTGGAGCAAGAGATAGGGATATGGCTGCTACTTTTGAAAATGCTAATATTGCTTTAAATTCATTTGTTAACAACATTAATAATACAGCCCAAGCCCTACAATATGCAAGAGAATCTACATCTAAATTTGATAACCAAATAGCTATGGTTACTGGTGGTAAAATACAAGCATCTACTGCAAATTTGATGGCATTACAAAATCCCACAGCAGTCAATTCTCGCCAATATATGGGTGCTATTCGGTCCACAATGGGTGGAAATATTGGAGAAGGAACTGTACGAGCCATGGACATTGCTAGACAAATACAAACTGCATTACCGGGAGTTATTGAAAGAAACATTGGAACTGGTGGAGAAACTGATGTAGATAATATTGCTAGAGAATTACAAAAAGTGTTTGGAAATATGGGACCAGATGCTACCAATATGATAAGCTCAATACAAAATCAACTTTATAGTGCTTTAAGTGGTGGAGAGGGTGACGAAAAGGCTATTTTGGATGCTTCTGATGCCACCAGACTATCTAATGAAGCAATGGAAAAATTTACAAAAGCCAGTAATGAGGCTTTACAAAGAGTAGCAGAAGAAAGAATTAAAATTGAACAGAAATATATTGATGATTTGTATGCGTTGAGTCAAATGAGACAAAAAACTACACAGATGGAGTTGGGGGCTGGATCATTAAAATATGGTATAGCTTCTGGTAGACAAGCTAGAATTAAAGAGATGGGATTTGGTGCTGAAGGAAAACTATCTCAAAATGATGCTTTTGTAGAAACAATGAATCAACAAAAGACAATTCTTGCTAATACTGGGTATCAAGGTCCAGTTACTGATGTACGTTCTATTGGAAATGCTATTAGTAGTTTAAGAAGTATCCAAACAAATGATCCAACACAAATGGTAGCTAATCAGGATAAAATTACTCGTCTTGAACAGGCTCTTGATAATCTTAGACAAAGTAATGTTATGTTGGAACAAACACAACAGGAATTATCTGATGCTATGGATAGACAAAATCAAGCAAGAGGAGTTGCAGAAAAATATTTGACTGGCAGTAGAAGTGAACGACGAGGAATTGAAAAATCTATGGGATATGCAGAACAATTAAGACAAAAAGTGGCAAGAGGAGAAACTGTAGGTACAGCAGAATTTGATAGTATACCAAGAAGATATAGAAGCGATGTTATGGGATTAATGGGAAGTATGTCATCTTTGGGTGGTAATTCAAATGATCCTAGTAGAATTACTTATGGGATGGCTCAAAATCAAATGTTGGATACTACAGCTCAAGGATTATTTGGTAAAAATTTTCGTCAAGATACTGCTAAAGCAGATAGTAATATTCGAGAAATTGAAAATAAACAACAAGAAGCTGCTAACGAACAGGTTAGATTACAAAAAGAAGCAGAACAAAAATATCAAGCAGTTGTTATACAAAGTTACAAAGAGATGTCTATAGCTTTTGAAAATGCAAGCAAAAATATGTTGACAGCTTCTGAAAATATGAAAAATACTACTATTAAACACGAGATAGCTCCTGTGACAGTTATTTTACAGGGTGATACAGCTATTACAAGCCTTGAGCCAACAATCAAAAACTTTATTAATCAAGCGTTAAAAAATAATTCAGGAATAAATGATCCTACTCAAAATCCAGCAATGAACAGTGCTAGACAGGGACGATAATGACAGTTTCATATAATTCAAAATATATTATACCAGCTCCATTTATTAATCTTCAAACAAATTATACAAGAACAGAAGATAATAACAAGGTCAATCCATTATATAAGTTGACATTAACTGGTAAAATTTTACCATGTAAAGGGTCACCAACTGGTAGTGGTACATGGTGGGTTAATGCTGGTTATCCAGTAGATGAAGCAAATAGTGATGCATTTAATGCTTTATTAAATAAACAAGAAGCTATTAGACATTTATTTGCTAACGACGGTAAAGTTTTTGAAGTAAAATCTACTACGGGAACTACTATTTCTTGTAGACCAACAATTGATGATATTCAATTTACAGAAGGTCATTGGTTTACATATATTGATTATAGTATAAATATGACAGCTACTCGTGTTTCTGGATCATTAGTTAATGAGCATGATTTATTAAATAATGATTTTAGTCCACATTTAGCATCTGTTAAAGAAAGTTGGAATTTAGAACAAACCGATGAACAACAAGGAATAGAATTAGGAAGTGTATATAATTTATCACACTCTCTTAATGCTATAGGTCTTAATGTTTATGATTCTGGTGGAATTAGTAGTCATGGATGGGAAGAGGCCAGAAAGTGGGTTAATCCAAGATTAGGATTAGACCAG